AACATCGGCGGCTCGAACGGACGAGTGGGGAAGGTTCGACCGATGCTCGCGGGGGCGGTGCTGTTGTGGCCGACGTCCGCGGCGCGCGACTGGAGGCAGGACGGCCACTATCGCTCGGCACAGTCCAGGTTCTCCCCGTGTCTTCCGGCGGCTGTCGTGCTTTCCCAAAAGGACAAGGGCCGGATCAGTGGGAGTGGGAGGAGCCGCGAGTGGTTGAATTCCCGGTGGGATGCTCAACTAATGGGCTTCCCGAGCGATTGGCTCGAAAACGTTGGCGAGACTGGAACGCCGACTCCATCAAGGCCCTCGGTAATGCCGTCGTCCCACAAGTTGCCGAAGTGATCGGGAGAGCGATCCTGTCATCCATCCACGGCGCTGCGAACGCCACCAACAAGGAGTAAGCAATTGGCAACACCCGAACAGATCCTTGAGACGAATCAGCTCTTCAATCTCGCGTGGCCAGGGAAATCACCGGACGATCGGTTTCTTCCGGATGGTCACATCGCCGCGTTCATCGACGCCGGCAGAACCCCCGCAGAGATCTCGGCGGCCTTCAGCCACGGCATGAGTGTTCTCGGCTTCACTGTCGATCCCCCCTGCCGCCCGAGGCCGTCGCGATTCTGCGCGAGATTGCCGATGGCCCAACGGACGGAGGCGGCCCACTTGAGACATGGAAGATGCTCGTGCGCGTCCGTGATCTGGCCCGCCGCGCGGTGCGTGATCTTGGACTGCCCGCCGGGAAGGAGGGCGGAGGGTGAGGATCTCCGTCGCTGACGCCCAGCGTCTCGGCGCCCTGCCGAAGGCCAAGCCGAAGACCGCCGCACAGCGCCAGCTCGCCAAGGCCGAGCGTGAGAAGTATGAGGACGCGCTGGCGGCCGATCTCGACCGCGCGGGCTTCCGCGGTTTCTACTCGAGGCAGGCGGCGTTTCATCCTGGCCGAAAGTGGATTGCGGACTTCATCCTCGTCGGCGCGTACCACCCAACGCTGCTGATCGAGGTCGACGGCGGCATGTGGATCCGCGGCTCGAAGTCCCACGGCAGCGGCGGGTATGAAAAGGATCGTGCGCGGGACGCCGAGACCCTCGCAGGCGGGCGGCTCGTCCTCCGCGTGACGCCGCGCCAGGTCATCGCGGGCCTCGCTATCGAGTGGGTGAAAGCGATCCTGAAACGCTGGGCTCGGCCGTGAAGAGTTCGAAGGAACCCACGAACGAATTGAGCACCATCCGCTGCGTCCGCCTGTACGACACGGCCGACTTCAACGGCCAGCGCTGGGAGGTCGTCCGCAAGGACGATAAGGCCGCGACGATCACGATCGAGAAGGTCACGCCCAGCATCTTCGACAACTCGCCGGCCCTCTGGAACCTGAACGAGGCCGCGCGGATCTACATCGCGTCAGAGGGGAACGTCCTCGCCTGCCGCGTCCAGCACCACACCGAAGAAGGCCCCTTCACGATCGTCCACTACGCCCGCGAGAACGCCATCGAGACATCGAGACCGGAGGACTGAATGGCCGAAGCCACCTACACGACTCTCGCCGCCTGCCCGCACTGTCGCGGTGCCCACGACAGCCAGGTTACGTGCATCGGCCACTGGCGCTCGGAGGCCGGCCGCCTCGAGGTCGAGGCCGAGAAGATCGCTGACGTCGTCGCGCACATGGCCGCCGCGATAACGGGCAGCCTGAAGCCGCACGTCGCGTACGTGGGGAAGCCCTTCCGCTCGATCGAGGAGGCGCTTGTCCTGCGGCGCGCAGCCGACCGCCTGGCCGAGGAAGTGATTCGACTCCGGCGCCCGCTTCACCTTCGAATGACCGTGGACATCACCGAGGAGGACGTGACCGAAGAGATCCTGCGGCAGGTCAAGGCCGCAGAGAAGGAGCTGCCATCGTGATTCAGAAGCTCGTCTTTTTCTCGGACGGCTACCGCGTCACCTACGACGCCGACCTCGAGCCGCCCTGGTCCACCGGCCCAACCGACCCGAAGGAGAAGCTCGACAAGGCAAAGGCCGTGAGAGTGACGGACGCCCTCGTGAAGCAGCTCATCGGGGCCTACCTGCTCGACCCGCTGGCGATCCCGATGACGAAGGAGAAGCCATGAAGTCGGAGAAAGACGTGGCCGCCTTCCTTTGGGAGCACCGCAAGCGCTACGAGATCATCCGCGAACGTGAATGGCAGCGCGAATTTGCCGCAGCGGACACGATGACGAAAACGACGATGCTCTGTCTGAAACAGTACGCACAGGACCTGATGGAGTCCGGGTCGGGCGTCCTTGGCACCATCCGCGACCGTCAGGCATTCGAGCGCGTCTGGTGGGATGGGCAGAGGGAGCCCGCTTGATCCTCTTCGAGCCCGGCCCGCCCACGCCGCCGCTCCATCGTCGGCATCCGATCGTCAAGCAGCTCGACCGGATCATCCGGCGCATGCAGTTCTTCGGCGCCCTGAACCATCCCGAGCTTCTCGGCGTCTCGCTCGCTCTCAACGAGAAGGTCCGCAAGGCTCTCGTTGGGAAGAAGCTCCGCCCGAACAACCGCACCGGCGCCCGAGCGCGCCAGAGGAGGCTCGGCCTATGAGCGATGAGACCGACGAGGGGCCGAAGCCTCCCAGCCTTCGCATCGTCCGCCCCGAGGATCCGCCGCAGGAGCCGCCCCCGGAGCCCGCGCGGCTCATCCCGCTTGGCACGATCGTCCCGTCCATCCCCGGGGTCGTCGCGCTGCTGAAGGACTTCCAAGGGAACGCCGAGCGGGGCTACCTCGCCGCCATCGCTGTTGTCGCCGTGCGCACGGACGGCGCCCTCGCCCTCGGAGTCGTCGGGAACCCAACCACATGGCCCTCCCTCGCGGGCGCCGCGGCCCTCATGAACGCCGAGATCGTCGGGAAAATCTATGAGACCTACACGAAAGGAGCCACGTGAAAAAGAAACCGAAGGAACCCACCCCCGAACCCTCGACCGAACCCACACAGCCGCCGGCCGTGCGCGAGACGCCGCCCACGACCCTCGGCTACCCGTGCCGCTTCCGGATCATCGACATGCCGAGCGCGCCCACGATCGTCCTAGCTTCTCACCGCCAGCCGCAGATCCTCGAGGTCCACCTCGCGTGGTTCACGCTCGAGCACCTCGCGGTTCAGCTCGTGCGCGGCGTAGCCAACGTGCCGCGGGACCCCGAGGGAATCTTCACGCTGCGGATGCCGGCCATCAAGCTGCGGTCCTCTGAGGTCATGTCCTTCGACGAGCCGGGCTCCGTGCCCGTTCTGTTCACGCCCCAGGGCGTGCAGATCGGACAGGGGAGGCCGCGATGAAGGTTTACCAAGTTGGCACCGAGCGGATGGAGAATTTCCGCGCGGGGTTTCCCGTCTTCGAGGGGAAGGGCAACTTCGGTAACCTCGAATACACGATCCCCGTCGACGCCCACGGCCATGAGGTTGTGCAGGTCGACGGTGGCGACCTCGGCCGCGCCGGCCCGGACGGTCATGCCCTCAAGCACCTCAGTGACGGGCGCTGGCTCGTCTGCATCGAGGCGTCGAGCGAGAAGAAGCTGATCGAGAAGCTGGTAAACGTGCCCCCGGGCTACGTCCACTTCGGCGCCGAGCAGGGATTCCCTCCGGCCTTCCCGGTCTACGGACCCTCCGGCGGCGTGGCCCACACCTTCATTTCGTACCTGATCTACAAGCAAAAACCCGAGGAGGCATAGAACATGGGCCGAAAGTCGCGTGAGAAATGGCAGCGCCGGTTCGCGTTCATGCGGCGGAAAGGGGAGTTTCCCGCGTGCTTCACCAAAGAGGACTGGCGTGCCTTCATCAGGAGGCGCGCGGGCATGACGCTCGAGGAGAAGATCGCCGACGTCGTCGGGGCGACCGCGGGCGGGAAGGTGCGCGCCCAGATGGACGAGGCCCGCTGATGGCCGATGAACGCACGCCCCTCTGTCTCGTGTGTCGCATGCCGGTAAAGGTCCTCGACAGCAGCCCCGTCGAAGAGGCGTTCGGTCTCGGTTGGCGCCGCAAGATGCGTCGCGTCCTGACCGAATGTGAGACCTGCGGGACGGTCTCCTCGCGCATCCGGCAGGAAGAGGAATTCGACGAGGGGACGCACCCGAAAAGGAGCCTGAGAGGAGGCCGGTGATGATTACGATCAACGCCATGAAACACTTCATCGAGAAGCGTCTTGCCTTCCGGTTCCACTGGGACCAGCACATAGCGATCGAGGAAGAGTGCCTCACCATCGTCGAGGTCGTGCATGGCAAGGAGCCGCTCGACCCGCTGACCCTGGGTGTACCGGCACCAATGAGGATCGGCGGCGTTTCCTGCATCACGGACATGGCGATGCCACGCGACGAGATCGCGTTCGAGGTCGATGGCAAGGAGGTCGCACGGATCACCGGGCTGGACGTCCCGGCGTCGTACTGAAGCGCTGCGAGCGCTGTGGCTGGGTTCCAATGGCCCGACTGCACGCGCAGACGTGCTCCTACTGGATCACCGCGCCGAAGGAGTGCGGCTTCTGCGGCGTTCCTCCAGGCCCGGTCGAGATCCCGCACGCCGAGGGATGCCCGTTCCGACGACGGGCTGACCGCTCAGAAGTCTGTGCGGAATAGATAGCCTGAGCCTTCCGCGCTCTCCACCCTTCGGGGCAGGATGAGCGCCGTTCGGTCACGGAGGGGAGAAAACGCCACCGCGAGGCGCCGAGAGCGGGAGCGCACGATCCCAGTCTCGGCGGATGTCAGGTGGAGGACGAAGTTTCTCCAGACCCTCCTCGAGACCGAAGGCGACGTCGATAAAGCCGCGAACGCGGCGGGTATCGCGCCGATCATCGCGTACCAGGCGGCGCGCAAAGACCCGGACTTCGCCGAGGACTGGGACCAGATTCGCGCGGTCGTCAAGGAGCGGCGTTCAGACACGATCGAGGCCTCGATGGCCGCGCGAGCCGCCGAGGGCACACCCTACAGGCGGTACGACCGCGACGGGAACCTCCTCGAGGAGGCCCGCGAGTTCGACACCCTGGCCGGCGTCACGATCCTGAAGGCGTATCGGCCGAAGGACTTCCGCGACAAGCCTGAGCCGGGCGCGCTCGAGGGGATCCGCACCGTCTCCGACCTCTTCCGCGCCGTGGCCGAAGCCGAGCGCGCGCGCGGGGGAAAGATGCTGTTGCCCGAGCCGCTCGCCCTCGAGGCGAGCAAGATCGAGCCCGGGCCGATCGTCATCCCGAAAACGGAGCCGAACTGATGGCAGAGAGTCAGCTCGAGCTTGTGCCCTCCTCATGAGCGCGGCCGCGCAGCCCCTCGAGTCGGTGATCTCGCCCGAGCACCAAGGGCAGATGCTCCGATGGCGGGAGAGCTTCCTCACCTACGGCCGCGAGGTTATGGCCCTGCGCGAGTACATGCCCGGCCGGATCCTCACGCCGGACCAGGAGGAGCTGCTCCGGCTCGTGCAGATCCACAAGCGGGTGGCCTGCACCTCGGGAAACGGAACGGGGAAGTCCTACGCGCTCGCGCTCCTCGTCCACTGGTTCCTCACGACGAATCCGAATTCGCGCGTCATCACGACGTCGGCCTCGTGGGAGCTGGTCGAGAAGGTCCTCTGGTCAGAGATCCGCGACATGTACATGCGGACGCGCATCCCGCTCGGCGGCACGCTCCTCAACACGGAGCTGAAGTACGGGGAGAAGTGGCTGGCGCACGGGCTCTCGACCGACAACCCGACGCGGTTCCAGGGCAAGCACGCCGGCCGCGTCCTCATCATCGGCGACGAGTCAACGGGCATCGACGCGACGATCTTCGAGGCGGCCGAGTTCATGGCGATCGGCCCCCAGGATCGGCTCGTCTTCGTCGGGAACCCCACGGATCCGTCCTCGGACTTCTACGAGGAGTGCTACCGGAAGTACCCCGGAAAGTGGGTTCACCACGAAATCTCCTGCCTCAACCACCCGAACGTCGTCTATCGCAAGGTTCTGATTCCCGGCGCCTGCACCTACGAGCAGGTCGAGGAACAGCGGAAGTTCCTCGGCGAGGATCACCCGACCTGGGAGGCGCGCATCCTCGGGCGCTGGCCGAAGCGCGGCGGCCGCATGTTCGCGGACTGGGACGCGAAGCGGCACGTGTACGACCCCTCGAAGATCACGCTGCCGGCGTACGTGCCGCGGTGGATCGTCGGCGACTGGGGCTTCGCGCACAACGCCGCGTTCCTTTTCATGGCCTACGACGGGTACACCACGTACGTCGAGGACGAGCTGGTCATCAACGAGAAGACGGCCGGCGAGCTGGGCGCTCTCGTGGGCTCCATGGCGAATCCCGAGCGGATCTTCGGCATGGACTCCAGGTACACGGACGTCTACCTCGCCCACGACATGTTCAGCCGGGCCGAGTCCTTCCGGACCCGGGCCGAGCAATTCGACGACGAAGCACAGAAGTACGGGCTCCCGGCCGGGCTGCCGGCCGCGAAGGACCGGATTGGCGGTTTCAACCTCATTACGGCGCTGCTCCGAACCGACCGTCTGAAGGTCTCGAGCCGCTGCACGAACCTCATCTCCCAGGTCCCGCTCGCCATGCGGGACCCGAAAAAGCCCGAGGACCTCGACAAAAAGAACATGGAGGCCAAGGGCGGGGACGATGCGATCGACGCGCTCTACAAAGGCGTGCTCGCGCGTCCAACCCAGCCCCAGCTCCCGCGCGAGCTGCGTCTCGCGCAGCAGGTCACGTCCACGGATCCCCACACCCGGGCCATGCAGGCGAGGCTCGCTAATTCAAAAGAAGATGACATCTCTGTACTTGGTTATGTGCCTAGGCGAAGTGGTCGTAGGTGGGAATCATGAGGCCCGGACAGACGAGAGAAGCGTGCTCGCGCTGCGGCGCTGCGTTCTCGCGCCCCACGGGAACGGACTGGTGTAACGCCTGTAAGAACGAGTGGCGGCGAAAGCACGAGGGCCGGCTCCCGCGGCAAGAGTATCTCCATCTGATGGCTCGCTCACCCGAGCAGAGACGGCACACCAAAGCCACTTGGCAGGCTCGGCATCGCTACGCATCTGCGAAGAACCTGATGAAAGGTCTCTTCTTCACCCTAAAACCACGTCGCGCAAAGAAGCTCGGCTCTACGCTTACGCTTGCCGACCTTCTCCGAACCTACGAGGCGCAGCGCGGTCTCTGCTTCTACACCGGCATCCCGATGACTTGGAAGGGCGGCTCCGGCAAGGTGGCCACGAATATCAGCGTCGATCGCGTGGATCCGGCCAAGCCGTACACGAGAGACAACGTCGTCCTTTGCTGCTACTTCATCAACGTCTCGAAGCATGACAAGACCATCGAAGAGTGGCTGCAATGGGCAGAGGCCGTGTGGCGGCATTGCTCGCGCCGACCACCCATTCGGTTGGTCTCGTAGGAGGTTCGACTGAGATGCCCGAGGCCTACACGCAGATTCGCGACAAGTTCATCCGCATGGGCGACTCCGAGAAGGAGGCGAAGACGCGCGCTGCGAAGATTTTCAACGCGCGGATCGCTCCGAAGACCGGACAGCCCTTCGTCACCGGCAAGTCCGAGGGGCCTAAGCGGCCCCCGAAGAAGTGAAAGGGGAAAAAGGAGACCCACGATGAAGCTCTACAAGCGGGAAAAAACCGAGACCGTAACCGCGAACGCCGCGAAGCTCGCGGTTCTGCTAGCTCTGTTCAAGGACAAGCTCATCCAGGACCCCGAGCGGGCCTTGCGCGTGGCTGGCGCACCGCTCTTCGCCGCATTTCGGTCGTTCTCCAACGCCGAGATCGAGGACGCCATCGCGGAGGCCGAGAAAGCCGGCTCCGACACGGTCGCCCTCGAGGCGTTCGAGGGGGAGGCGCCGGTGGCCGCCGCTCCGAAGCCGCCGACAGCGCCCGACGTGACCGCCGAACCCACGACCGCCCCCAGCGAGGAAGCGCCTTCGCCGGAGACCGTTCCGAGCGAACCCACGACCGATCCCACGAACTAAACCAGTCAGAGAAACAACAGGGAAATCAGGAGGTAACAGATCATGGCTCTCCAGACTCAGGCAGCTCCGGCCTACGCGCCCGCGGGAACGCCCGGCTGGTTTTGGGACGACGCCGCATGCGAATTCGTGCCCGTCTCGGGCAACAACCCCGCCGACCTCACCCGCGGCATCGGCCGCCTCACGGCGCTCGGCATCGGCGCGGCCGCTGCGACGCCGTCGCGCGCCCTCGTCAACCAGCTCCTCCCGCCTGGCATCCTCTTCGTCGCGGGCGCAAACGGACCGGAAACGAACACGTACACGTCGCGCGTGTCGATCACGCCGACTGCCCTGTTGCGCGCGTTCAACCAGGCATCCTTCGGCGGCTCGTTCGTGGCAAACACGATCCCGGCGGGCGCCTTGAACCTCGTGGGTCGCACGCTGCGCTTCCGCGCCACGGGCACGCTCGGCTCCACCGGCACGCCGAACCTCACCGTGGATCTCGCGCTCGGCGCGGCTGGCGCGAACGTCGTGGCGACGACCGGCGTTCTCGCCATGGCAACGGCCACAACGCCGGCCCCGTGGACGCTCGACTGCACTGCGACGGTTCAGACCGCGGGCGCCTCGGGCGCGATCATTTCCGAGGGCATTTTCCAGTATTCGACCACCTCCTCGGTCATCGTCCTCCCGTGGACGATGGGCAACTCCACCCGCGGCACGGCGCTCACCCCGGTCGACCTCACCGCGGCGCAGCTCTTCACGATCAACGCGACGTGCAGCGCCTCGTCCGCCTCGAACCGCATCATCGTCAACACGCTGACCATCGAGATCCTCTACTAAACGGTGATCTACCTCCGTGTCCCGAAAGGTTCGGCTGCTCCTCCGGCGGGCTTCTACGCCTCGCCCTCCGGCTCTGCCACGGGCGCGGGGACGATCGGGGATCCGTGGACGTTGGGGATCGTTTTCTCGAACGCTGGCTTTCCGACGAATACGGTCCAGCCCGGGGATACCGTCTGGCTTCGCGGCGGGACCTATACGGGCACGCACTCGTCCTCTATCGCCGGAAGCGCGGGAAACCCGATCACGTTCAAAAATTATCCAGGCGAGCACGTCGTCATCGACAGTGCCTCGGAAGATTCCTCTCTATCTGCGCTGCGGTTCACTACTTCGTCCGGCTATCTAACGTGGCTCGCTACCAGTTCGAGCGGTGGCGGTGGCATCGAGATTTTTAACTCGGCGACGAATCGCCCCGCGACGTTCGAGACACGGGCAACTGGAGTCAACGCCGAAGGCCCCGAGATCAAGTTTATCAATGTTGTTATCCATGATAACGGGCAGGGCGTCATGTGCCAGCCAGACGGCTCGCAGCCGCAGGAGTATTACGGTTGCCTGATCTACTACAACGGCAACAGCGGATTCGATCACGGGTTCTATTCGCAGAATGTCGCCGGGACGAAGACGTTCAAGGACAACATTGTTGCGTTTAACTGTGGGCGCGGGTTCCATCTGTTCTCCCACGGCCAGTTTGGAAATCGACTCTACGGAAATATGGCCTACTCGAATGGCTCGCTCCGCGCGGGCGAAGACGGGACGCAATACCTCTTCATCGGAGCGACCGTCGAAGACTTTGTCATGGACCAGAACTACGGCTATGGGGCCAATTCGTTCGAGGAGTGTCAGGTCGGAAATTCCAACGTCGTGGCCCCGGTGACGATCACCGACAACTACCTCGCAATGTGTTTTTCGTCCTACCTGATAACGGGCCTAACGATGACCGGAAACGAAATCTATCCCGTTGCTGGAGATGTCTGGTATCACGCCGGCTCGAATGACAAATCATGGTACACGACGAACTACGCGAGCAACACCTACGGCTCGGCGGAGCCAGGTTCCGGGAAGAAAATAGTTGTGCGACCGAACGTTTACGAAGCGGGCCGCGGCCACGTCTACATTTTCAATTGGGATCTTGATGCTTCCGTTGACGTTGACCTATCGACGATCCTTAGCGTCGGTGCGGACTACGAAATTCGCTACGCCCTGAACTACTACGGAAGCGCCGTCGCGAGTGGAACCTACGGCGGGGGGACCGTGTCGATCCCCGTGAACAGTTTGACGATGGCCACCCCCGTGGGACTGTCAACGCCCTCCTCCGTTGCACCGAAAATCTCGGCGTTTGTGGTGATAACAGTATGAGCATGTCAAGCGATGGAGCCAGCGGTACTCTATCCCGGCCCGAGGCTCCCGATTACAACGCTACCTATACGATCACGGGCTGGTTCAAGGCTACGGACGCGTCGTTGAGAAAGGGAATTCTCAGCGTCTTCGTCACGGACGACAACAACGCGGACGAGTTCGCCACGGATTTTCAGACGGCCAACCGTGTATATGGGATGAGTTCTATTGGCGGCGCATTCACGCGCGTGCACGGCGCGACGGTCATTTCAAACGCGACGTGGTACTTCTTCGTGTTTCGCAGGACCGGGGCCACTTCGCTCGAATGGCGCATCGACACGACCTCACAGGGGACCGTCACGAACGATGTCACGGGGCGCACCGCGGCCGACACAGTTCTCGTGTTCGACGGTAAGGAATCCGTTAATGATTTTGTCGGCTCCATGTGTCAGGTGCGCGTCTGGACGACGAATCTATCCGATGGAGAGCTAGTCACAGAGAAGGGTAGCGTGACTGTCGTAAAGGCCGGGAGTTGGGCGAGTTGGCCGATGGCGAATGCCACGGACAATAGCGACGAATCTGGCAACGGCAGGAACCTAACGATTACCGGAACTTTCACGACCGACTCCGACAACCCGCCTGGGCAGGGCGGCGGCGGCCCGACTGTCGATCAGGAAGGCCCGGCATTCCAAGCCGAGCTGGCCTCGGGCGGCATGGTCGGCGTGAACCATTTGAGGACATAGCCGATGGGCCTTCAGATTCTCGACTTCAAACGGCGGTTCCAGCGAGGCATCGGGTCGAGCCCGTTCACGTCGTTCGGGCTTGAGTGGTGTGGCCGCTGCAAAACAGAAGTCGACTGCGACACGGCGGCAGAGCACAACGGCACGCTCTACGTCTACAAGAGGTGGTGCTTACGATGCGGAAAAGTGCTCAAGCGCGGCATCTACGAAAACGTGCCCCTTATCGGCAACCCACTCCCGGCGGCTGCGCTCGAGTGGACTACTAAACCAGAGAAGGATAGGAGATAGATCATGGCGAAGTTCGGCGTCTCTTTCGGCTCTTTTGCAACGACCACGGGCGTTCTCACGGCGCTCAAGCTGGTCTCGGCCACCAAGATCCCGTGGGAGATTGTGGAACTCGGGATGTACGGAGGCGGCATCGTGGCCCCCGCGGACATCCAGCATCAGGCGACCTTCGCCTACGTCAGCGCGGCCGGCGCCGGCACGGGTACGGCTTCGCCGCCGACGCCGGAGCCGCTGAGCAAAACCTCCGCGGTCTCGGGCCTGACGGTCCTGTGGAAGATGACCGCCGAGCCGACGACCTATGCGACGGTCTTCCCCGTGCTCTTCAGCTTCAACCAGCGCGGCGGAATGCGTTGGGCCGTTCCGCAGGGCGAGGGTCTCGCGGACATCTTCGAGGCGACCCAGATGCACGGCGGCCTTCGCGTGCAGTCGTCTGCCGTTGGAACGGTGGACGGAATGATGAACTGGCACGAGCGGTAAAATGCCGACGCCCGGCTCAGTCTCATTCACGATTCCAGCGCCGCTGCCGACACCGCCACCGGGCGCCGTGGGCCACAGTCGGGCCACGGTTGCTGTGGGGGACCAGCTCCTGTCGGCCGCTCTCCCTGGGGCGGTAATTCCGAGCGGCACGAATAACCCAAAACAGTACCCATTCGCCGTGTCTCTCCAGGTTGAGGTAGCGGACGCCCTCAATCTGACATTCGTGACGTTCGACGGCACGGCAACGGCCGCTTCGGCCACGAACGGCGTTCAGGTGCCTGTCGCTCCGAGTCTTCCGCTTCGGATTCCATACCCCGCCGGCCTCAACAGCGACGCGGGGACCATCCGCGCCTGCGCGACAGTCGGTACGGCACACCTCCAGTGCTTCTTCGAGTATCTCCACACGTAGAAAGGGGCCCAGCATGAAACGGTTTCTCTCGGACCTCTGCTTCTTCCTCCTGATTTTCCTGGCGATGCTCGGGGGCGCGTTCTTCTCGACCGGCTGCGCCACGGTCGCCCCCGGCGAGGACAAGATCGCCGTCAGGGCGCAGCAGGCCCTCAAGGCCGCCGACACCGTCTACGTGGCGGCCATGAAGGTGTACTTCGCGCTCCCAGCTCAGAGCCTCACGGCGGCCGAGGTGAAAGTCTTCGAGGCCGTTCGAACAGGCTACGACGGAGCCTACAAGGCCCTCGACACCGGACTCACGGCCTATAAGGCGCACAAGCAGGCGGACATCTTCGCCGAGCAGAAGGCGCTCTCGGATCTATTGAATCAGATCGTCGGGCTCGTGGCCAAGTACGGCGGGCCCGCCCTCGAGCCGGTGCCGCCGCCCGCTCCAGCGCCGGCTCGACCGACGAGTCGATGGGGTACTTACCGATTCCCGGCGGAGGTGTACGCATGAGCCCTCTCCTTCTCTTCGTCGCCGGCCAGCTCGGTGACATCCTTCTCCGCTTTCTCACGAAGAAGCCCGAGCTGGCGGGTACGTTCTCCGGTGTCCTCGGCGGCGTCGTCGCGCTGGCTTCGCAGGCGGCCGGCGAAACCGTCGACGAGACGGCCGAGCGGCGCGCTGCTCACGACGCCGCTATCAAACAGTTCGGCCTCGCGGCTCCGCCGCCGGCCGCAACGCCGAAATAGCGGCCTTCCATGGACACGGCGACCTTCCTCGATCTAGCGAAGAACTTCGGGATGGACCTCCTGGCGTTCGACGGGCTGCACCCGTGGATTACGCGCCCGATCATCGGGTCGCTCCTCGTCAACAACGGGCTGCGCTACGCCTGGAAGAAGTACGAGGAGCGGCCCCGGATCGTGAACCTCATCATCGGGATCACCGACATCCCGGCCTTCAACTTCTGGGCGGTGGCCCACTGGGGCGGCGCCAAGGTAGGGCTGGACATCAAGCGGCCCTCCGACGAGGTCTCGACCTCGGCGGTGCAGGACGCCGTGAAACGGGAGACAGGCACATGACGCCAGAACGTCGCCACGACGACAAGGGCGGCACGGTGGAACGCGTGCTCACTCTGAAACAGATGACGGCCGTGCTTGCTTTCGTGGCGGTGCTTCAAACAATCGGCGGGAAATTCGTCATCGACTCGTACATCGACTCGCGCGTCAAGGTTCATAACCTCGACCCGAGTGCGCACGTCGGGGCTCTCGTGGCGATCCCGTCGGCGGCTCGGGACCGCGCGGATCTTGCCACTCAACTCGACGCTGTCCGACGCGATCTCGGCGAGGCGACGAAGGCGATGAACGACACGAACCAGCGACTCGCCCGGATTGAAGGCGCTCTCGGCCGGAGTGTGCATCGGTGATGGCCCTCCTCGTCGCCCTCGTGGTCCTCGGCTTCGCCGGCCTCGGCTGGTGGGGTTGGCGGATGGAGAAGCGTTCCCGGGCGCGGGCCTACGATGTGCAAGTCCTCATCTCGGAGGCACACAGGAACCTCCAGATCCTCATGCCGCCCGACGTCTCCACGCGCATCGAGGAGCTGCACGCCCTCATCGTGCCGCTCACGGCCATCAACGTGGTCCTTGCGCGGCAGGAGAAGTCTCTCGAGCTGCTCCCGGCCGGGCTGAAGGCGGTCGTCGACCAGGTAGAGGCCGCCTTCCAGCGCTTCGAAGAGCACGCCGGCCTCCCGGAGGAAGCGCGCGACATCGCGCCGGTCGTGATGTCGCGCATCGAGCGGGCGCGGCAGGCCATGGAGAAGGCCTCGGCCGATTCGCTCGAGGCGCTCAACGCTCACATCGAGCGCGGCGGCAGAGAGCCGCGGCTTCGCGCGAGGGGTGACGAATGACGACGCCCGGCGACATGGTTCCGGCCCCGCAGGGCGTTCCCCTCTCGCAGGAGCCGCCGACGATGGCGGCGGACGGCGACAAGAAGCCGGGCGAGGGGCTGCGCCAGGAGCAGGTCCCACAGCGTCTTCAGGACGCGCTGCTCCGGATGCGGCAGCGCTTTGAGGGGCAGGTGGACGGAAACCGCGCCCGCCGCGAGTACCTCAAGAAATGCCTGAAGATGCTGGAATTCTACCGAGGCAACCAGTACGGCTGGTGGGACTTCACCTCGAACAGCTACCGCTCGACGACGTCCTCGACCGGCGGCCAGCTCGCCAACAACCCCCAGCAAAACTCCCAGGCACTCTACGTCCTGAACTTCACGCAGGGCTTCATCCTGGCCCTCGTCGCGCTCCTCACCGGGAACAAGATGACGGTGAGATTCTTCCCGCGCGATCCCTCGAAGTCCGAGGACGTGATAGCGGCCGAGAAGGCCACGCTCGTCATGCGGATCTTCCAAAAGACGGAAGGCGCCTTCGAGCAGCTCCGGCGCGAGGCGTTCGCCCTCTGCACGTGCGGCACCTACGTCTCCTACATCCGCACGGTGACGGACGGCGAACGATGGGGCTATCTCGACGAGCCCGAGCTGGCGATGAAACAAGTCCAGCTCACCAAGCCGCGGTTCAAGTGTGACATCTGCGGCGACGACCTCAACGAGGAGCCCGGCATCTGCGGCCAGTGCCATGCCCCGTTGCCCCCGCAGCCGAACGTCATGCCACAGGTGGCGAACCTTCCGGTCCCCACCGGGCGAATCTTCGAAGTCCCTCGCGGGCGCACGGTGCGCGACATCATCGACGGCCTCGAAATCAAGCTCCCGATCGAGGCCCCGCAGCAGTCTGAGTTCAACATGATCGTGCGGGCGCGCGAGGTCAACAAATCCGTTCCTCGCGCCACGTGGCCGGAGATCGCCGACCGGATCGCATCGACATCGGGCAGCGCGAACGAGCTGGGCTCCTCGAGCGAGTACGAGCGCCGCGTGAGGCGCCAGGCTGACCTCGGAACGACGACCGAGAACCGGGCGATTGTCTCGGACGACCGCGAGAGGATCACCCTCATAACGGCGTGGATACGCCCGCGCGAGTTCTATTCCGAGGACGAGCCTTCGGTTCGCGCGGAGCTGAAGCAGTTTTGGCCCAAGGGCGTCAAGGCCACGTGGGCCGACGACGTCTTCTGCGAGGCGACCGAAGAGCCCATGGACAAGCACCTGCGGGTGTGCCACGCACTGCCGGGCCGCTCGCAGGTGCGAGAGCCGATCATCGGCTCGATCATCCCGGTGCAGGAAATCGCCAACGATATCCTGAATATTTGCCGGGACATCATCGAGTACACGCTCCCGGCGACGTTCATCTCGACGCGGCTCCTCGACGTCAGGAAGTGGGCCCGCTCGCAGTCCATGGCCGGCGCGACGTACAACGTCATGGACCTCGGGCGACCGATCGCCGAGGGCTTCCACCAGACGCAAGCGGGGCAGCTCCCGGAGTGGGCGACCCAGCTCCTCACGTCTCTCCGGACGGACATTCCCCAGTTCCTCACGGGCGCGTTCCCGGCCGCGTATGGCGCCGGCACGCCAGGGAACAACACCGCCGAGGGCCAGGAGATCCAGCGCCAGAGCGCGCTCGGCCGGGTCAACCTCTTCCTTCAGGCGATGCAGGACCACTACGCGCAGATCGCGCCGCTCGTGGTCGAGGACTTCATCAACAACGCCATCGAGCCAGTCACGCTCGTCGAGGAAGGCAGCGGGGGAGACGTCGTCCTCTCCACGGTTTCGCCGAGCGACTTCAAGATCGGCCGTCACCGCGCCGAGGCCGAGGTCGTCTCGGAGTACCCGACGACCTGGGCGCAGCGCCAGGCCCTTCTCCTCCAGATGTTCCAGATGGAGCAGTTCCAGGGATGGGCGCAGCTCCTCAAGAACAACCAGTTCGTGAAGCGGACCCTCGGCGTCGAGATGACGGCCCCGAGGGAGGACGCTTACAAGCTCCAGTACCGGATCATCTCGAAGCTCCTGCGCGAGGCCCCACAGCCCGGGCCGCCCGTGCCCGTGATCGGACCGGACGGGATGCAGATGTTCGGACCGGACGGCCAGCCTGCCATGCAGCCGGGCCCGCAGGTGTCCTCCGTCCCGGTGTTTCCGCTCGACGACAACCCCACGATGCTCGAGGCCTGCACCGACTTCTACATGTCCTCGGACGGTCAGAAGGCGATGGAGGCCGCGACCCCAGGCTGGCAGAACTTCGTCCTGCACGTGCAGGGGCGGCAGATGGCGATGGCGCCCCCGCCCATGCTCGGCGGACCTCCCCCCGGAGGCGCCCCGGCGCTTCCGCCTCCCAACGTTTCCGCGGGACCTCCGGCTGAAGCCGAGGCCCCGCCGAACTGACGCCGGAACGCGGCACCGTGAAACCCGCGAGAGCGCATCGGTAATCCGGCAAGGAAAGGACCTCATGGCAGACCTCGCACCGACCACAGCCCCGGCAGCTTCGGCGCCTCCGCCCTCGGCTCCTGCGCCCGCGGCAGCTCCGGCCACGCCGGCCTCCACCCCCTTCACCCCCTCCAAACCCACCCCTCCCGGGGGCATCAACCCTTCTTTCGCCAAGTCGATCTTCGACGCGCTCGATGCCGAGCCGGTCGGAGCGGGCGAAGGCGGCGAGGCGTCCGTCAAGGCGGCAGAAATCCCGGTTGCACAGGTTCCCTCGATCGAACCCACGAAGGAACCCGGGGCCGAGCCCGCTGCGGCGGCGCCCGACGTCGGCGAGCAGCTTCCCGTCAACATCCGAGAGGCCCTCAAGAAATCAGGCCTGGACCCGAAGCTCCAGAGTTCGATCGCGGACGCCTGGTTCATCAAGCAGGACCTCTCCAAGCACGGAACGCCGCTCCCGGCCCTTCGGCAGTTCATTGCCGATGCGCCGAAATACCTGACCCTCGCGCCGACTTACGAGGTCCTCGAGACCATGGCCGAGACCGCCCAGGTGGCCCGGTCCATCGCCGAGGGCTTCAAGCAGGCGACCCCGGAAGGCTTCCAGCAGTTCACCGGCGCGCTGCTCCAACAGAACCCCGCAGCGGTCGTCGGCTGGCTGGATTTCATGCTTCGAAACGTCGATGGACTCGCCAGCGGTTTTCGCCAGCATTTCGGCGGCGAGTTGGCCGACACGTTCGTGTCGCAACTCGACTCCTTCGTCGATCAGCGCGTGCTCAACGGCATCGCTCAGATGCGGAAGCGGGCCGAGGAGGCCCGCGCGAAGGGTGACGAAGACAACGAGGTCTGGGACGAGGTCGCCGGCTACGTCGAGAAGTTCTTCGGGCTCTCGCCCGAGGCTCGGCAGGCCGCGGCGGTCCCCGGTAGGCCGGACCCGCGGGACATGCGGATCAAGCAGCTCGAATCCGAGCGGCAGCAGGTCTTCGCCACGCGCGTGGAGCAGTTCACCGATGGGGTTTTCAATCAGGCCGGAACCGCGCTCGATACAGAACTGAAACAGCACCTCGCGGAAAAGTGCAAGGGGCTCCCGCCGAAAGTCATCCAGCGGATCTACAAGGAGATCGGCGGCGAGAACGGCGCGCTCTACCGCGAGCTTCTCAAAAACCCTCACGTCAGCGCCCGTGCCAAGGCGATCGAGCAGAACGGTCGCTACGACAAGGAGCATTTCCAGAAGCTCTCCGCGTTCTACATCGACGCCGGGAAGCACCTGCTCGCCAACGTGGCCGCTCCGATCATCACTGAGTACGCGGAGTTTGCGGTCCCGGCGGCGGAGCAGCGCAAGGAGCAGCTCGAGCGCCACGTGAACCGCAGGGACCCCGGCGCTTCGGGTGCCCCTGCGATCAGCGGGGCGCCGAAGCCGCAGCTCACCGGCACACCGAAGGACATTTTCAACGCGCTCGACGCGCAAGCCCAGGCCGAGGGTCTCGGCTTCTAAGGAGAATCACCATGGTCGTCATGTCAGCCGCCCGCGTGGACGCGCTCCTCAAAGAGCGCTACCGCAAGGGCGTCCCCAACCTCTACGAAGGAGCGAAGACGTTCTGCGCCCGCCTGAAGAAGCGGGAAGACGTCGAGCTGGTCGGACGCCGGACGATCCGAGCGGCCAAGAAGACCGCGCCCGGCGGCCAGTTCCGCACCTTCAACCCGGACGGCGGCGACCTCGGCCGCGGCTCGGGCGCCAGCTACGAAGTCACCACGATGACGACGCTCCCGCTCCTGCTCGCGCTAGAGAAGACGAAGAGCGCGATGTGGGAGACCGAGCAGTCTGACCTTTCCATCAAGAACGCCGTGCAGGAGCAGCTCACAGACGGCGTCTCCGAATTCGCAACGCACTGCGACCGGCACCTAATGGGCGCCGGCAACGGCGTCCTCGCTACGACGCTCTCGGGCGCCGGCACGGCCACGGTCGTCATGACGACCCCGATCCGGAGCCGCTGGGTCCGTGAGAACAACAAGTACACCGTCTACGACACGGCGCTCACGACGAACAAGGGCATGGTCGAGATCGCCATCGGCGGCAACGACAAGACCACTGGCACCGTCACGTTCATCAACAGCCCGGTCAACCCCACGATCGCCGCGATGGTGAACGGCGACGTCCTCATGGTGGATAACATCACGGGCGCGACGCCGAGCTGGATCTTCGGCCTGCGCTACCACCACAGCTCGGCGGCGACCGGCTTCTGGATGGGGCTCAACCGGGCGAACTTCTCCGAGCTGCGCACCGTCCAGGTCCCCGCGGGCGGCCCGCTGATGCCGACCCACTTCCGGCAGCTCAAGAACCGCATGGCGCTCCTGCGCGACGACTGCTTCAAGACCGGCTCGTGGAGCTGGGTCTTGTCGCCGGCCCAGCAGCAGGCCTACGAGGAACTTTCCCTTCAGATCACGACGCGGCAGCGCGAGGGCACGAACCGCCAGGGTCCGGAGCTGCTCGACAACGTGGACGAGATGAAGATCGACGGGATGGAGGTCCTCGTGTCCTCCAACTGCGATCCCTCGGTGATCGACCTCGTCCGGTGGGACAACTGGTGGAGGGGCGAGACGGTCCAGTTCGGCCTCTACACCATCGACGAGATCGACACGTTCCCGATCTACGGCGCGAGCGGCGGCGTGGCCGCGGCCGACATCATGTACTTCTGCCAGCTCGCGCAGTGGGGCGTCGACGACCCGCGCATGGGTGGGTACATATCCGGGCTTTCGGTCCCGACAGGTTACTGAACACAAAGGAGTTATCAGCGTTGCGTAAATTCTTCTGGCGTTCTCGCGTTTTTCTTCACGTTGCACGAGCGACAGGCCGGGACGATGTTCCGAATGTCGTTCGTGCCGCCGCGGGAGAGCGGGATCTTGTGATCCCGCGAGACGTTCTTCGAGGTGAGCGCGACGCCGCAGTAGGCGCACTTCCGTTCATGGTGCCGGAGCACCGCTTTCCATTCCGCAACGGTATGGGATCCCGGTGCTCCGGCTCTCTTCACTCGTACCTTGACGCTTTGCGAAATTCTCTTCTCTCTGTCGCGCACGTACCTCGCGCGGTCGATGGCCCGGACGTGTTCAGGAGCCTTCTCACGCATCTCGCGGCTGTAGAACCCTCCCTCCCAGGAACCCTCGAATGCTCGTAGACGTCA